CTCATCGAGACTGACGCCTCGAAATTTGATGGACACCAGGGGGTTGGATTTTTCCTTGCATTCGTGTCCTTTGTTTCCAAACACTGGTGCTGTCGACCTGGTTTTGTTCGCACGAAACTTGCACAACTCCATTGCATTGCCGTTGGCCGAGATGGAACACGAGTGCCATTGGATGGGACCATGAAGAGTGGCGTCACTGAGACTACCGTTCTCAATTCCCTCGTCAACGCTTGCATACTTTGGTCCGCATTGATTGGTTCGGGGCAACAAGGACGCATCATCGTTGCCGGAGATGATGCTCTCATTGCAGTGCCGTGTGACAGTTGTTTTCAATCGAGCGAAATCACACGAGTGGCGCGCGAGTATGGGCACGAATACAAAGTCGAGAGTGTGAGTTTTGAACGAGCAAAATTTCTCAGTTGCCACTTTTCACCCGTCCTCTGCGAAGGTGTGCGCACCTATTGTCTTGTCCCTGAACCATGTCGTTTCCTCATAAAATTTGGGTTTTCGGTCACCACCCAACCGGACCCAGGACAATGGTTCGAGCAAAACTTGCAAGCTGCGCGTTGTGTCTTCAGGGCAGAACCTGCATTGCAAGCGTTGTTCGGGGAAGGCGAGATGACCCCAATAGATGATGAGAACGGAAATCCACTTCGTTCCGGGTCCCAAGCGTTGATTCCCGTGGATGATTACGACTTCGTTGCGAGATATGGGGTATCACGTGTGTCTTTGAGTGGGTTGCGCGTTGATGAACATAGACTCGTGGACTCTTCGGTCCTCGATTCTATGTTCTCACACGCACGATTTTGAACTAAATAGGGAATGTGGGTGGGTTTGTCTCTCCTTCTTTCCAGATTTTGCTTCTCTTTTTCCCCCGATTCTCTTATTTTTCTTTTTGGTTCAGTTTTTGGACTTTGTGCTTTGCGGGTCACGGAGGAACATTCCGATGACCCGACGGGGACCGCCTTTTGCGGTGGCCGCCCCCGTGCACGTGGGTTTCACTTTATGTACAAACATGAGTGTCACTTTTTCCAAGTTCTTTTCGAGTTTAACCCAGGTGGTGAGATGGCCGAAACAACTCAAATCGTGGCCGAGCATTTCGCTCGGTTAGTGCGGAGCTAACGTGGACTCCGCCACGCGTAAGACGACGAGGTTGACAACTTTGTCGCCCGCGTAAATGTCAAGCAATCACCCCGCAAATCATCAAACCGAAAATTGAACGATCAAATGCAAAAACAAAAGAAAC